CACGCAACTGCGGCACCAGCTTTTCAAAGCCTTGGTAAGCCCCAGCCGCAGCTTGCTCCCACAGAGCCACATTGCCCTTTTTGGTAGCAATCGGAATGGAAAACCCACGTTTCCATTCTGGCGGTGAGCCAACGGCACCCGTCGAAAACGACCAGCCTAACTTCATATTGTCGATGTCAAAAATAACGCCCTTATCAAATCCTTTGAAAACCTTGCGGCCTTCATCATCACGCAAGCTAAAGCTACGACCAGCAATCGCTCCGTCGTTGCTTTCCTTACTATGCCAGTTAATCCACGGGCCAGTGCTACCCGATCCACCACTACCTGTATCTATGTCAAACATGGTCTATTTCTCCTTGACTACTTGACTACTTGATTGACAGAAACCGTCTGCCACGGTTACACGCCGTACAATTCACGACGCGCATCTTCATTGCCCCGCCAGTAAAAACTTTCGGGGTTAACTGGTACAATCTGCCTTAAATGCTCTCTATCGCCCTGATTCAAAAATGCTTCGGCGCGAATGGTCATTGTCTTCACATATTCCAGCGTTTCTTTGACATCACCGTCTTCCTTAAACTCGAATTTCTTGGGAGTGACGTACAAGAACTTGCAGGCCATGTTGCCACTGCTGCGCTCGTAAATAGCTCTTTGGACTTGGTGTGTTCGGCTCATTACGCCAGGCATCCGACCTGTTGTTTTAAGGTCAATAATCAGGCCGTGCTTCGGAAATACAAAGTCGAGATACCCGACAAACGGTATAGTCCAATCGTCTGTCTTACATTTAAGACTAATAGCCTGCTGCTTCCCGCCCTCTGCAAACTCTGGTTCACCGTAAGGCTTCAACGCTTCGAGGGTCAGTTCGACAGAAGGCTCAATCATCGCGCGTTCTTTGGCTGTCGCTTCATCGCCAAACAACATTTTCTTGTCGAAAGTTTCTAGTGCCTTTTCTACTGCGTCTTCGTGACTGCCCCCTTGCAGTACACTGGAAACAGCATCTTCGATAACGATTCCGCGCCACGGTGCTGGCCCCATTGGGCCGCGCTTGCCGTAGAGTTTTTCCGCTACGAAAACGTCGGGCGCGTTTACTATTAACGCAAACGTCGATGCGCTAAGATGCACGTTTGGGTTTGCTTTGCTTTGAAATGCGCTGGCATGTCTTTCAAATCCGTTCATTGCTGCGCTCCAAACCAAGCAATCAGCGCGGCGTCTGCTTTGCCATTGTCTTTTTTAAGTTGAAAGTTTGCGGCGTAAGCCGGATATAGCTCTGCCGCCCTTGCACGACTGGCATCCTTGCCGCCCCGTGCGCTCACCGATTTCTGCCACACTTGAGGCGTGACGTAGCTGGTCGGTATATCCAAAGCCGCCAAAACACCCTCTACCATGCCAACCGATCTGCCAAACTGAAACATGCTGCTAACGCCTTGACCCGGCATCGCTCCGACCTTTTCAAGAAATGCGCTGTCCACTTGTCGCGCACCGATGATGGCTTTCAACATTTGGGGGCTGACTTCGCGCTTGCCTTTGCCGCCGCGCTTTACTTCGACCACGGGCATATTGTGTACATCCAAAACACCTTTTGCGATGTCGAAAAATGCCAATGCGCCTGACGCGCCGGGATCAATGCCAAGAATCATCCAGTTTCGTCCATGTACGGCAGAACCAGAAAATCATTTGCTGTAACCGCGCCCTCTGTTTCCTCTGTGATTAACTTAATCACTTCCCAGCTTGGTCGAGTTAGCCCCTGAAGCCACTTGCTAACTGTGGGCTGGCTGACATTCAGCATGTCGGCAAAGTTCTGTTGCGTAAGATTGTTTTCGATTAAATATTCGGATAGGTGCATCTGCTCATCTCAGTAATCAAATTATTCATAGCATGACTATGCACGATTACTATGAGGATTTGCAAGCGTGGTCAAATAAAATTTTCGTCAAGACTAATAATAATTGTTTACTAATATGCACGGCTGGCATAAAAAGAATTATAAGCAAATAGTAATAAGAAAAATAAGCAAGGTAATTTATGTATTCTCGTCTTAATTATGTACGAACAAACGCCAATATGTCCCAAGAAGAATTAGCAAGGGCGGCGGGTGTTTCCCAAAGCATAGTTAGCAAAATCGAGCGAGGTACTTTATTAAACCCGGCATCGGATAAATTGAGGCGACTAGCAGAGGTTTTAGGCTGTGATGTTAGAGAGTTTATAGACGAAACAGCTTCGACAGACACACGCGCAATGGAAGTGGCCCAGCGCAGAATTGTAGTGTCTTCGATGAAAACTAATCTACCTATGATCGGTTTGTTCGATAACTCCCCAGCAATGAATTTTTCTGAAACGCCAGTAAAAATTGTTAAAGGAAAATTCGGAGAAACCATGACTCAAAGACCCCCTTGGCTCATTGAAGATGATGAAGCTTATGCAATGGTGCAAAGAGGCACCGAAATGGAGCCACGATTTCGTAAGGGCGAAATCTTGTACGCCAGTCCTTGTATTGAATGTAAAGACGGTGACGATGTTATTATTCACTTGAAGGCCGATGGCGAGGTTTTTGCCATTTGCAGGCACCTAGTCGCAAAGACAGATGAAAAATTTGTTCTGAAGCAATATTCACCTGAAAAGGAAAGTCACCTTTGCATTGAGGACGTAGAATGTATCCATAGCGTTTGCGGCGTGAGGAATATGTTAAACACCTAATAGTCTTGACAGGAATATTTTAGCCCCTAATACTTGGTCAAAGGGGTTATTATGTCTGTTATTGAAAATCATAAAATCTGTGAAGATTGCGAGGGCGAGGGTCAGCGTGAGTATGAGCGCGGCGTTCCTGACTATGTTTTTGGTGGAGAGTTGGTCGCATATTATGACACTTGCGACACTTGTGATGGCTGGGGTTCCGTGCCCTTGGGGGAAGAATGAACAATTTACAGAAACTTGTTATTGAAAAAGCCGCAGCATTGGCGCGTGAAAATACGCAAAAACTGCAAAAGCCGATGCCGCATACGCTTTTGAAGCGTAAGCGTTTAGAAAAAAAGGGTAAGAGATAAATGACTGTCGAACCGTTTAGCGCGGCCTCTGTGCTTCGTGAAGTATCGAATGTGATTAATGAGCGCGGTAAAAACTACGGTGAATCGCGCGAAAACTTTAAGAAGATTGCTGAGTTGTGGAAGGCTTATAAAGGCGTCGAGTTTAGCCGGGAAGATGTCGCACTATTCTTCATTCTTGCAAAAGTCGCCCGGCTAAGTTCGACAGCGCAACATCGTGACAGTTTAGTGGATATTGCTGGGTACGCGGCATTGGCTATTGAGGCTAATCAAGAGCCTTACAATCCCGTCAAAGCTATTGATAAAATACGAGGCAAAACATGAGCGAGTACAAACGCTATTATAAAGATTTTGTTAGCTGCGATTTCTGCGGTCAACTTACGCGAGGTCGGGTGTATCCCGAAAAGTCTCATGCTGTTTTTTGCGGAGCCTGTAACAAGGTGATCGTCAATGTTCCAGTAAAGTCTCAGCTATCAAACTTTATTCGAGTGGCGTAGGCGAAGACTTATCAAGCAAGGGCATACAGGCTGCAAATGTCAGACTGCCGACCTGTTCTACTGAATTAAATTCTTCGGCTAACTCCAAACATTCTTCGGCATGGATAGTGTGGCTCGCTTCCTTGATAATGTACTTGCTGGAATTATTGATCGTCGTCGAAACGAAAACCACAAAAATATATTCAAACATTTCGAGCCTTTGATTTCGGGGTTACTGGTGGTGTTGGCTGTTTCAAAGAATGTCCAACGCTGACTGTCAGTTCATCTACCAGAACGGCGTCGTCACGAACTTTACGATAGTGCTTCATAGTGACCGGGCTTCCTTGTGCGTGACCGGCCAGCTTTTGCACCTTCTCCAACTGAGCATCGGTGTCCAAGAGAGAGTTGATGTAAAATCGACGCAATCCGTGCCACCCAAAGCGTTTAACTCTGGCCCTGTCGCAAGCTGGGTACAAGCCTCTATTGCGCCAATTATCCGCGCTGTCCAGCTTGCCCTTAGTGTTGGGGAAAACATAAACTGGATGACCTGAGATTTGTTGGTGATTGCGTAGCACTATCATAGCCTGCTCAGACAGTTTTATGCGCCTGAACCCGTGCTTGGTTTTAGTGTCTTTCATTCGACCATTGCGCCAAGCCCTCTTGATAGACAAGATGCTGCCCTCAATGTCGCTCCATTCCAGAGGTATGATTTCGCTGACGCGCAGGCCGGACATGGCTGCGAATAAAATTATCGGCTTATATCTATCTGGGGCGCAGTCCACAACGCTGACTAACTCGTCTTGTGTCGGAGTGTAGTCGTCACGTTCTTCGCCGCCTGCAATCGACTGCACATCGCGCATAGGATTGTTTTCGATCAATCCCTCTGCTATCGCGTTTTGCATTATCAGTGAAACAGTGTTCATCACTTTGTTTGCGGTCTGCGGTGTGCAAGTCATTTCGAGCCGGGTGCGTATCTGATACCCCGTTTGCGCCGTAAACTTGTCGAGTTTTGTTTTCATGAGCAGACCTGTCGGCAAATCCATTGCTGACAAATGGTTTCTTATGTGACCGCTAATTTCCTTTTGGCGACCATATCCCATCGACTTGCCGCGCACACGCTCACCTCTGTTTTTGGCGGCGGCTTTTTGAACCATCAAGTCGCATTGGCTGAGATATAGGTCGGCAGCTTCCTGAAAGTCTATTGCAACAGTGTCGTCCGTAGCGAAGCCTAGTTCTTTCTCCAGACGACGCGCATACATAATCCACTCTGGTTGTGTGTCGCCCGGTATCTTGCGTGGCCCGACCTTTTTGCCTTGGTGGTGATATGTGTAATGTGCCGCGCCGCGATGCCAAATTATTCTTATCTTGTTACCTGACCAAATCGTTTTCATGTCTTACCCTTTATAA